GGAAGTCGATATACGCAAGAACCTAGAAGATCAGGCTGAAGTTATCTTTGATTACATCAATCGTTCCAATTTTGGTACACAGTTCTATGAGCATGCTCTTGATCTACTCATTGGTACTGGTACATTAAGGATTGATGAGGACGATAGTGACGAGATGCCCATCATCTTCACTGCTATTCCCCAGAAAGGTATTGCATTTGAGGAAGGCCCATACGGCAGTGTTGAAACACATTGGCGTAGATTCAAAGTGAAAGCCAGAGACTTAGAAAGAAAGTGGATAGGGTTTGAGGCTTCTGAGACTATTAAGAATAAGATCAAGAACAGCCCGGAGAGTGAGGTAGATGTCTGCGAAGGTGTCGTATATATGCCTAAGTCTAAGACTTACTACGGGTGTTTGTGGGTTAAAAAAGAAGACCGCATTAGCTGGATGGAAGACTTTGGTAAAACTAGCCCATGGGTGACTGGTCGCTACTCTAAAGTATCTGGTGAGATACGAGGTCGTGGCCCAGCCCTACAAGCACTGCCTGATGTCCGATCTCTGAACAAAGCTAAAGAGTTTGTATTGCAGAAAGCTGCTATCGACTTAGCTGGTATGTATACAGCTACCGATGATGGCGTGACTAACCCATACAATATCTCTATTAGCCCTGGTGTAGTTATCCCCGTAGGCTCTAACAACAGTTCTAACCCATCTTTGCAGCGTTTGGATACAGGTAGTAACCTAGCCCTAGCGCAGTTTGAGATTAATGAACTACAGGTGTCTATTAAAAGAGCGTTGTTTAATGATCTACGCGACCCTAAGGGGGCTGTACGATCCGCTACTGAAGTTGCTATTGAGTCCAGAGAACTAGCTAAACGTATTGGTTCTGCGTTTGGTCGTTTGCAAACTGAGGTATTAGTACCTATTATTAAGCGTGTTGCTGCTATCTTAACGCGTAGAGGGTTAATACAACCTCTCCAGTTAGATGGTCAAGACATTGAAATTAAATTCACATCGCCACTAGCAAGAGCGCAAGATGCTGAAGATATTCTAAATGTCCAACAGGCTGTTCAGTTTGTATTGCAGAATGCCGGGCCTGACCAGGCTAAGATTGGATTTAAGTTAGAAGACTTTGGTACTTGGGTTGCTGAGAAATCAGGTATGCCAGCAGAGTTAGTTAGATCACCACTTGAGAAAGAACAGATTATTCAAGCGGGAGCGCAAGCTGCTCAGGCGGGTATGAACACTAATGCGCCACCAATGCAGGGTCAAACTCAAGTATGAGTTGGGATGAAATCGAAAAAGCCTCAGTAGATTCTGGGGCTTCTTCAAAACATAACGCTGAGAAAAGAGCGCAAGCTGCTGAACTGGCTAAGGCATACAACAGATGCTTTGGTAGTGAGGAAGGCAAGCGCGTGTTATCCGATCTTACTGCGCGTTTTATCTATAATAACGATACCTCCTTTGCGTCTGACAACATCAATTATGAGGCTGCATATCATAATGGTGAGGCTGGCGTTATCAAATTTGTAATCAACCAAATACAACAAGCAGAAATACTATGACTAAAGAAGCTAAGAAACGGGCCGTAAAGGCAACCGCAAAAGTTCTTGTGGCTGAAAGTGGGAAGAAATTTCTTGATGAAAAAGGTTTTGACATGAAGTGGCTGGATAAACTTGCAGAACAATACAAGTTTGACCAGTTTGATTATGTCGCAAAGTTCTGTGCTTTTCGATGCTACAAAGAAGGAAAGCACGTTGAGTGGATTGACGTTAACGCTTTAGCGTTGTTGAATGGAAAGCGTAAGTTAACTGAGATTCTTAATAAACATTACCCGGTTGACAAGAGCCGGGCGATCATTGAATTCCCTTGGAGATAAACATGAGTGAAGAACAGGCCGCAGTAGAAGAAACAACCAGCGATACCCTGCTTGACGCATCAGCCCCTACCCTGTCAGAGGGTGAATACTTCCTGTCTGACGGTATTAAAGGAAGTGGCGATGTACCTGAGTGGTATATTGCTGACAAGTACAAGTCCGTGTCCGAACAGGCGAAAGCCTATACCGAATTAGAAAAAAAATTTGGTGGATTCAAAGGCGCACCCAAAGACGGTTATGCAAACCCAGAAGGCGTAGAAACAGATGATGCCTTGTTACAGGAATTGATCGGCTTTGCTAACGAAACAAACATGTCTCAGGATGCGTTTGGTCAGGCATGGGAACTACTAACAGCCCAGGAACAAGCTGTTGCTGAAGTGGATCAGGAAAATGAACTGGCTAAACTTGGCGACAATGCTCAACAAAGAATTAAGACTGTTGAAGGGTTTATGAAGAACAACCTAGACCCAGAAACTTATGAGCAAGCGCGTGATCTGGTTACATCTGCCGAAAGCATACAGCTAGTTGAGATGCTGGTCAGGGCTACTGCCCCTACTAAGCTGCCGATTGATGGTGGTGAAAGCCCAACCGGGTTAACCTGGGCAGATATTGAGAATGAAATGTATAAGAAAGACGAGAATGGGCAGATGCTGAGAAGCGTTGACCAAGCCCATGAAGCTAAAATTCAGAAAATGATGATGGATTTTGGTGGCAATGCCCCACGGAACCGCGTCTACGGTTGATGTCAATAGGGTTGAAGGTGTATAATTAGGACACTGGATACCCTCTCCCCTTGAGGCCCGGTAAATTTAGGTTGAACGCTGACCAATTTACTGGGTACTCAGCTTAAACCTTAAAAAATATTTATTTAATTTACTCTATTTTTTGAGGAATCTATCATGAGTAAGACATTATCCGCAGTAGCGGTCACAGAGTTTGACAGTATGGTTAAACATGCCTATCAGGGCATGGGCCTTCTGAAGAACGCTGCAACACTTCGTAACAATGTAGTAGGTGATACCTACAAATTCCGTCGCATGGGCAAAGGTCTTGCTAATCAGAAATCTACTTCTGATCTAGTAACTCCAATGGACGTAGCGCACGAGTTCAAAACTGCAACTCTTCAGAACTGGAATGCTCCAGAGTACACCGACATGTTCGATGCTCAGGACGTTAACTTTGATGAGAAGCAGGAACTGGCTAACACTATCGCTGGCGCTCTTGGCCGTCGTTGTGACCAACTGGTAATTGACGCAATGGACGGTTCTACCCCATTGACTACCACTGTTGGCAAAGACGTAGGTGGTGCTAACACTAACTTGAACATCGCTAAGGTTGTTAAGGCTCAGGTTGAGCTGCGCGACCAGGGCGTTCCTAACACTGAGTTGTTTGCTGCTGTAAACGCTTTGGGTCTGGGCGGTCTGCTTAACGATGAGAAAGCAACTTCTGCTGATTATCAGACTATCAAAGCACTGGTTAACGGTGAGATCGACACTCTTGCAGGATTCAAGTTTATTATTCTTGAGTCTCGCACTGAAGGTGGTCTGACTGTAGCTGCTAACGTAGTCGATTCTTGGTTCTTCCAGCGTCCTTCTGTTGGCCTAGCCATCGGTATCGACATGAAGACTGAAGTTGATTGGGTTGCCGAGCGTACTTCTTGGTTGTGTAACGGTATGCTGAAGGCTGGCTCCGTTGTACGCGATGAAGGCGGTTTGGTTAAAGTTCAATATCGTCAAGACGTATAAGGAGTACTATCATGGCTTTTGCACGATCAGGTTTATGCCGCTTAGGCGGTTCGGGTAATGGTGGAGCGTCTTGGCAGTATTCTACTGCTGATGCTACCTCTGCCGTAGTAGCTGATACTAACTACTTTGCTAACGCTAAAGATGAACTAGCGGCTGGCGATGCAGTAATTGTTATCGGCACAACTGGTGGAACTCCAACTGGACGTATTTCATACGTTGAGTCAAACGACGGTACTACTGTTGTTATGGCTGCTGGTGTGGTTATCACTGCGTAAAACTGACTGGGGGCTTCGGCCCCCTTTCTTTCAAAAGGTAAATCATGGCCGCTAAGATTAATTTAATTTCTAATGCTCTTATTCTCATAGGTGATTTGCCAATTACATCGTTGGTAGGTGATACGAGAGCGCAAGTAGTTGCAAGCAACCTATACGACAACATAGTACAAAATGAGTTAACCAAGTATCGTTGGGGCTTTGCTCGTAAGAAAGCACAGCTTGCCAAGATCAATGGAACTCCTGTAGGAACTGAGTACGACACAATGTACCAGCTACCCTCCGACATGCTGACGTTAATCAAACTTAACCCCGGCATCCCATATCAAATTCTTGGTGATCGCGTCTACTGTAACTACAGTGGTGATCTATTCTGCGATTACATCTATACCGTATCTGAGGCTGATTGGCCTGTCTACTTTGCTAAGATGATTGAGTACGCCCTGGCTATGGACTTTGCTCCATCTATCCGGGACAGCGCAACATCTATGGAGATAATCTCTGGAGCGTATGTAAACGCTAGTAGGATGGCAAGATACACAGATGCTCAACAGCACCCAGTAACGCCTATCCAGGATCGCCCATTCGTTAATGTGAGGTTCTAATGGCTAAGAGTCATGTCCTGCAAAACAGCTTTGTAAGCGGTGAACTGTCGCCTATCGTAAAGGGTCGCACTGATCTAGACCAATACTATCAGGGCATGGAGACTGCTGAGAACGTAGTGACTGTTCCTCAAGGTGGTGTTAAGCGACGGCCTGGCTTAAAGTTCGTAGATGACCCTGTTCAAACAGGCGATTTCCTGACATCTGGCGAGATCACTGCCACCTTTGTAAACGGAATGGGAAATGCTGCTAACATTAATGATGGAAATGATGCTACAAGCAGTGCAACAACCCAAACTATTGGCACTATCCAAAGCTATGTTATTGCTACTTATGAATTTACCGGACAACCTATCGGGTTTATTGATGTTCGAAATGTTGCCTTGCAAGGCGGGGCTGCAACTGATTCGGTTAATCTTGTAATTGAAGTAAATCTGGGTGGTGTGTGGACTAATATTTACAACAAAAACATAACCCAGAACCAGCAAAATTTAAGAGTTTATGCAGATGTAGTTACTGCTAGTGCAAGAATACGCCTAAACAATGTAAGCCCAACAGTTAATCTTCCAAATTCAACTGTAGTTCTAAGCGATTTTAATGTAAGGGAAAAGCATACTGGAAGTTCTAGTACTGTTTTTATTGAACCTTTTGAAATTGGTATCAATGACCAGTATCTGATGGTGTTTACGTCAGGAAATTGCCGCATCTTTAGTGTTAACAACAACACTGGAGTTATTCTTTTAGAACAGGATTTAAAGACAGACCTTACTTTGTACCAGCCGGACAATGTTGCTGTAAATGAAAATGTTGCATTGCTATTTGGGACTGATGCCCCGAAACGAATTGTGTTTAATGATCTTGTTCCGCAAGACAATTTAGTACAATTTGCTTATGACACACCGACATTTACTAACATTCCACAGTTTGACTTTAATGACGCAAGTAGCCCTACACCTACCAATGAAATACAGGTGATGACACTTTCTCATGGAAGTGGGCATACGTGGAAAGAAGGTGATCGCTTTCAAATAGATATTGAAGGTGTTTTAAGTAAAAACATCTCATTTGCTGGCGACAGTAATGCAGATGAACAAAACTCTACCATATTTAATATACAGAAAAATCTACAAGAGATGCCTATCTTTGGTGAAACCGGGATAGCTGTTGCGCGAACAGGAACATTACAATACACCATAACGATTAGCGGTGAGTCTACCAGAGCGTTTAAATTGTTCAGTGGATTTCCTACACTTGGAAATGGTGACAATCTTGTTGAGTTTACAAAAAGCCAAACTGGCTCTCCCAGATCAGAAGATATATGGAGCGCAACTAGAGGCTATCCTAAAAGCGGAATCTTTACATCAGGGCGATTATGGCTAGGCGGCACAAGAGATAAGCCGCAAAGCATCTTGGCATCTAAGTCGGGTGCGTTGTTGGATTTCTTAGTAAAAGAAGGCGATGACGATGAAGGTATATTCGTAACCATTAATGGTGAAAATAACAGTATTACGGCAATAAGCCCAGACCGGGGAGTGCAGGTATTTACGTCAGGTTCGGAATATAAACTGACAGGCAATACCCCTAGCGATGTTTCTTTAGAGCAACAGACACAGTATGGGTCGGGTTCAAATGTTGTGTCCTTAGATGGTGCAACATTGTTTGTAGATAGGAATGGTCGGACTCTAAGGCAATATATTTATAACTTTAATGAGGACGCATATAGAAGTATAGACATGTCTGTACTAGCATCTCATTTAATTAATAAAACCCCTGGGCAAACAGGATTAGCCGCAGCAGCCTCTAGAACGTCTGAAGATGCTAATTTTATATTTGTAATTAACGATGATGGCACTGCTGTTATTTGTAACACGCTTAGAGAGCAGGATATTATTGGCTTTACCCGGATCAATCAAACAAGAGCAAGTGGTAGTGCTGGTATTTTCCGCAGGGTTTGTTCTGTGGGCAATAGGATTTTTACCGCTACACAAGTTGGAACCAACTTTGTTGTGTGTGTTTTTGATGAAGATCATTTAATGGATGAAAGTATTCAGCGCAGTGCCCCGCATTCAGCGACTGAGACTGGGTTCTATCACTTGGCCGGACAAACAGTTCAAGTGGTTATTGGTAACAGTGTTCTGCCAGATCGTGCTGTAAGTACAGGAGGCGATGTCACGTTAACTACTTCAGAGGCAGCTTTACCCGGTGTGCTAGAAGTAGGTAAAAACTTTAGCGTTAAAGTCAAAACAATGCCTATTAACAGCCGGGCGGCAAATAGTTCTCAAAACGCCTTGAGACAAAAACGTGTCGATAGAATGAATTTACGAGTACATAACTCGGCAGGTGTGTCGATAGACGGCAACCTAGTTCCTGTCAGATCATTTGGTGATAGTGGTAACAGCCCATTAAATAGCTCCCTAGTGCCTACTACTGGTATTATAGAGGACAACAATGGTGGTAATGGATGGGACAGAGAAGTAGCCCCAGTAATAAGTGTAGACGGCCCTACGCCATTCCATCTGCAAGCTATTAGCTATGAGGTGAGTTCATCGTGAATCAGGTAGCAGTCCAAGATTCGATTTATGAATTGCAGTCTTTGATGTTAAAAGAAGACACAATCGACTTAGAGGTTAGGCATCATTTTAGTGATGGCCTATATGCTAGGGAATTGTTTATACCAGCAGGTGTATGCTTGGTTGGTGCGCTACATAAGACTACTCACTTGTACACTGTGGTTAAAGGAAAGTGCAGGGTATCTAGCCAGTACGGCAACTTGGAAATTATTGCGCCATTTATGGGCGAAACTATTCCAGGTACAAAGCGTGTCATATACGCTGAAACAGATTGCGTGTGGATCACTTATCATCCAACTGAACTAACTGATATTGAAGAAATAGAAAAGGCTCTGCTTGAGCCAGAGGATATTTAAATGACATGGGCAATAACCGCTATGGTTGTAACTGGCGTAAGCACAGTTGTTAGCGCATATGGTCAACGTGAGGCTGGTAAGGCTCAAGAGGAAGCCGCAGAGCGCGAAGCAGAACTACAGAAAATGGAAGCTCAGACTGAAGAGTTAAAGCGTAGGCAAGAACTCAACCGACGATTAGCTGCACAGAATGTTGCGCTGGCTGCTGAAGGGATTGGGACTGAAGGAAGCCTTGCCAGTATAGCCCTTAAAAGCGCAGAGCAAATAGGTACAAGTGAGCAGGTCATTGGATTGTCTGAAGGTTTAAGGCGCAGACAGTTACGGCAACAGGGAAAAGTTGCAGCTAGTATGGGGAAAATAGGCGCGGCAACATCACTGTTTAGTGGTGGCACTGAATTGGCAAAACAGGCAAAAAACCTACCTTAAGGACTGAATAATAAAATGGCTAGAGAACCGATAGGATTTTATGGAACATTTCGCACACCTGGTGTAGATACATCGGCAGGTAAGCGTCTGGAGGCTCTTGCTGGATTAGCTGGTGGCGTACAGGATATTGCTGTAGGCATAGGTAAAAGGGCAGCCGAGGAAAGAGGTTCTGAAGAAGGCACTGCGGCAGGACTAGAAGCAGCTAAAACCGGACAGCTAGAAACCAAAAGCACCTGGGGTTATGGGGGCGCTTCATACAATCAAGCCGCACAAACTGCATACAACGCTGGGATTACAGCCGACATTAAAAACATGGTTGGCGATTCTGCATTAGAATTTCCTGATGACGCTGCTGGATTTAAAAGGTCTGTAGAAGCAAAGTTCTCCGGGCTGACATCTTCATTTGACGATAACCTAAAAACTCAAGCACAGTTTATATTCGACCAAGCTAGTTCTGGTGAATTTAGAAAAGTAAGAAAGGCAGAAGAAGCTAACATTCTGAGAGGCCAGCAAGCTGATTTCTTAGCCGGGCAGTCTGCTATGAATGACATAGCAACGCAATTAGCTAGGGATGGTGAAGAGGAAAACTTAGCAGAATTACAATTGCGCATAGCTGAGTTTACAAAAAATGCTATCGATAATGGTCTAGTAGACCCTGTTGCGCTACAAGCTACTGCGGAAGCATTCAATGATGATATAGCTACCCAGAGGGTATTGGGTACTGTAGAAAGAACACTGCTGGATGAGGCAAGCACTACCCCTGAGAAAATACAAAAAGCTACAGATTTCTTGGCTACGCTTAGGGCTGCCCCTGTTGCAGATTTAAGCGCGAAACAACAAGCTGCTATTGAGTCTAATATACAGGCGCAAATTGACACGCTGACTAACGAATATTTAGCAGAGCAAGCCAAGCTAACTCAAGACGAGATGCTTCAACTAAGCAATCTTGAGGTTAATATTGACCGCAATGTAGGCACTGCTGCCGAACAAGAGGCGGCTGCATTTGACTTGTTCAATCGTGGTGTTATTAAAACCGCTGATAAACTAACTGCAATACGAAACAAAATTAACGCTAAGGCGTTTGAGGAAAATAGAAAACTTATAGGTATTGCAAATGTAGAGGCTACTATTGCAGGTGACGATCTCTTAACTAGTGAGCCTATTAATCAGGATGACGTTAACAATACTTACGATTTGCTTATTGATAGTTTGTCTGAAAACCCAGATGTTCGTAGCGCTCAAAATGCAGAGATTGTTGCTAGAACCACCTATGTCCCTAAGCAGTTAAAAACTAACATTAGAAACAGTTTGATGTCTGGCGATACTGCCCAAATAGAAGAGGCAGTAGAGACTATTGATCGCATACAAGAAATACCTGGTGTCGGTGCGGCTGCATTTACTAAGGAAGAAACAGCATTTGCCAATCAAGTGTTAGACTTTGATAAATACCTGCCAACAGAAGAAGCTATTAGAAAGGCTCAGGAAATAACTGACCCAGGCAACCCGGTGCAGCAAGCCAACGTGAGGGCTAAAAGAGAACAGATTAAAAATAACCCTGAAGATTTTAAAGAATCATATGCTGATGAGGTAGCATCACAATTTACATCTTGGGTTTTTCAGAGTGAAGCAGACTTTAAAAAAGAAAACTCGTTTCCATTGCTGGTTGAAGACTTTGGAAAGTTAGCCGAGGATTTGTGGTTTGCGGGAATGACAAATTTTGATGCCGCCAAAGAAAAAGCATTTAGTCTTATTGAGGCAAGATGGAAGCGTGGTGAGTTTGGTCTTATGGCAAATGCTCCAGAATCTTTCTATGCGTTGACCGGTACTGGAGACACCTCATACATCAGAACAGAAATACAGAATGACCTTGCTGCTGCGGGGTTAAATGTTTCAAGCGAAAACATTTCCTTGCTGTCAGATGACGAGACTAGCAGAACCGCATCTAGCGGCCAGCCTACATATAGAGTTATGGTGCAGAAAGATGACGGTACATTGGAAGCTGTGGCGTTTGAAGATCAAGATGGCAATTTGACTGATCGGTTTATGCCAGACAAACAAACTGCACAGCAGCGCCAAAATGAAACTATTTTATTAGAAGCACTATCAGGCGTTAAGGCTGATTTAGCAAGGGCTACAGGCACATCTAAAACTAAATACTCAACACTTACCAAAGAGCAAAAGGTTGCTATGGCAGAATTATTGCAGAGTTCCAATAGCCCGTTTGCATTAATAGGAAGAGGTATAGACGCTGCAATTAGGTTGCCCGGTAAAATTACTAACGAAAGCATAGCAAACTTTATTGATAAGTATGATTTGCTGAAAGGCCCAGAAGCAACCGCAGATGTGCTGGCGTTTATTAGAGATTCTGTTGTTGAAGCTAGTGACAATTATGTTGCTTCTTTGAGATTTGCAGAAAGAAAACAAGCTAAAGTTGCTTCAGAAATGCAACAAATAGACTCGGCAATCAAAGATAATGTTGTAACATACGCAACAGGAACTGCGCCAACACAGCTTGTATCTTACAGTCCAGGTCAAACAGACAAGGAGAAACGCGAAGGAACAGTTCCCCCTGATATTCTGTTGAAGCCTAACCCGCTGGCACAAAAACAAGTTGATGAATTAATGATGAATAAAGCAGCTAAGAAAAAGTTTGTTGACGGGTACGCTGCGGTCAAAGCAAAACTTGGTGATGTTGATGCAGATATTTTGTTCAACACTTATTTTGGGACAGCGTTAACCGCTGCTTTGTCGCAAGGAAACTAATATGCCGTTTGTGCCTAGCTTGCAAACCCAGACACCATTAGAAAAGGAAACATATGCTCCAGTATTAGAGCAAGATGATCCTAGCCTGGGCGAATTAACTTCTGCTTTAATTAGACAAGAAAACACTATTGGGTCTTTTTTTACGCAAGAATATGGGTTGCCGCAAACTAAAGACGATCCTGATTTCGACCCGTATCAGTTTTTTACAGAAGAAGAAAAGGCTAATGCTGGCTTTGTAAATGAAGCTATATATGCTGACAACATGGATGAAATAAAGTCTGTTAGAAAGCAAATAGCTAAAGAAACAAAAGACAAAGAAACCATTGCTGCTGGAGGCGCTACATCGTTTGTAATGGGACTTCCGGTTGGCGCGTTAGATTTAACATCGCTAATATCTATTGGCGGGGTTGCCGCTAACACCTATAGATCAGGCAAAGGAATACTAAGTAACGCTGCTGTTACTGGTTCTATTGTTGCTGCTGACAGTGCTATTACAGAAGCTGCATTGCACTCTACACAGCTTACTAGGACATATGGTGAATCTGCCGTTAACGTAGGCGCGTCTGCTCTTTTTGGTGCCATACTTGGCGGTGGAATAGCAAAATTTAGCAAGTACGGTATTGATGACAATGTTATTCAAGAAATGGCTGATGTCATGGAAGTTGAGCCTAAGATTGCAGCGGGTATCAACCCGGCTATCAACGCGGAGACAGTGCCTGTCGATGGAGATAGTGTTGGTGCTGCCAGGGCTGTATTTGGTAATTTTGAAGTTATAGGCAAGAACATTCGCAAGTTTACCAAGTTTGTAGGGTTTGATCCTCTTAGTAGGACTATAACGAATCCGTATGTTGAGGTTCGCAGGATTGTAAACCAGCTTGCTGAAAATCCCATTGAAGTTGATAGTTCCCCATTACAGGCAGTAGAGTCACTAGCTAAAATACAAAGTGGCCGCCTAGCTACATCTATCGAAAATAACAATGCTTTGTTTGCAGAATATAAAAAAGCTGGTGGAAAGATGAAACATCGCCAGTTCAATGAAGCTGTAGCAAGAGCGATTAGAAGCGGGGAAAGCGATATTCCCCAGGTTAAACAGTCTGCTAAATATTGGTATGACGAGTTATACAATCCTTTAAAAGAAGAGATGATCTCTCAGGGCATGCTGCCAGAAGATGTAAACATCCAGACATCTGTTAACTACCTTAACCGGGTATGGGACAAAAACAAGATAAGCTCAAACTACAATGTCTTTATTCGAAAGGTATCGGATTGGCTAGAGGCGAAAGACCGCGAGTTGTACCAAAGCGCCAAAAACGCGGCAGCAAAAATAGATGCTGCTGAGGGTGCAGAAAAGGTAGAGTTGCAAAAGATTATCGACAAGGCAGAGTTTAAGCAAGGCAAAGAGTTTGAGCGTCAAGATTATGAGGCTGTTGCTGCTGAGATCGCTACCAGAATACAAGGAAGCCCTGATGGACGTTTGCCTTATGAATGGAAAATGGGTGACGGAACTAAATCAGGCGGTGTTAACAATAAAGGTGTTCGTGGCACAGCGTTACGAGGCCCATTAAGAAGTCGTGTGTTCCAAATTGATGACGAACTTATTGAAGAGTTTTTAGAAAACGACATTGAGGTGCTAGGGTCGAGGTATCTACAGCAGACCGCTGCTGATATTGAACTGCAAAAAAGATTTGGCAGTGTGACCATGGATGAGCAAATTAGAGAAATAAATGGAGTTTATGACAGAGCCAAGAAAGCCGCTGGCGACGATTCGAAAGAATTGATGCGATTAGAAAAAGAACGTACAAGCGTTCTTGAAGACATTGGCGGCATGAGAGATAGAATCCGTGGAGTGTACGGTTTCCAAGAGGATAATATCTGGACTCGAATTGGCCGATCATCTAGGGATTTAAACTACCTTCGCTTGTTGGGCGGGGTAACAATATCAAGTTTGCCGGATGTGGCTAGGGTGTTGATGGCAGAAGGGTTTGTTAAAACATTTAGCAAAGGGCTTGGGCCATTAGTTAAGAACTCCAGAACATTCAAGGTTGCAGCGGCTGAGGCTAGGCGCTATGGAGTAGGCACTGATGCTTTGATGTCAGGGAAGTCAGATGTCATAGCTGATGTGGGTGATTACGCTCAGGGCGGCACTATGCTGGAAAGAGGGCTTAGGGCTGGGGCTAACAAGTTCGGTCGTATCAACCTGCTTGATTACTGGACTGCTGGAATGAAGCAGCTACATGCCGTCACTATGCAGACCTCTATCTTTGATGGCTTATCTAAAGGCAAGTATGACAAGCGGCTGGGTAGGCTTGGAATTGATGAGCAGTCAGCTAAAGACATGTGGAAGCAAGTCGAAAAGCACGGCAAGTTTGAAGATGGGGTTTGGATTACTAATGCTAAGAACTGGGACAATCCTGCCCTTGAAAGGATGTGGGGTGCTGCTGTCAGAAAGGAGTCTGACCGAGTCATCATTATGCCTGGGCAAGAAAAGCCGTTATTCATGTCTAGCGAACTGGGTAAAAGTATCGGGCAGTTTAGATCATTTATACTATCAGCAACGCAGCGTGTATTGATTGCCGGGTTGCAGAGGCAAGATCACAATGCCTTGGGTGGCGCTATGACACTTGTAGGTATGGGTATGTTCTCATACTACATGAAGCAGAAAATAGCAGGGCGAGAAGTCAGCGATGACCCTGGCGTATGGATTGCAGAAGGCATAGATAGATCAGGGGTTATAGGCGTGTTGGGTGAGATTAACAATACTGTTGAAAAGATATCTAGCAACTCCTTTGGATTGCGCCCCTTGCTAGGCGTTGATGCCCCAGCTTCTCGGTTTGTTTCGCGCTCTATGTCTGAGAGTATGTTAGGCCCAACCTTTGGAAGTTTATTAAGTACCACTGTCGCTGCCAGCAATGCAGTCACATCAAAAGAGCCTTTAACAGAATCCGATGTTAGGGCTATTAGGAGATTGATTCCACTGCAAAACCTAGTGGGAGTTAACAAAGCATTCGACCAGGTAGAGAAAGCAATCGTCGATTAAGAATTGGCAAAATAGTATAATTGGCAAAACATAAGAGGCCACAATGACAGTTACATCAAATACAACTCGCAACGATTATGTTGCTGGAACTAATCAAAACGTCTACAACTATACATTCCAGTTGAATGAGGCGAGTGATGTCACTGTTTACTTAGGCGGTGTCGTTCAGACGTTAAACACACATTACACTGTACAGAATGTAGGGGTAGGCACAGGCGGCACTATCACCTTCACCCTGGTAGATGGTAGTAATAACCCTATTTATCCTACCTCTGGGACAGCCATATCTATTGTCATGGCTATGCAATTAGACCGGGATACAGACTACCAAGCCAATGGTGCATTCTTAGCGGCTGAAGTTAACAATGATTACGATAGACTGTGGCTTGCAAGTAACCAGCAGCAGACGGCCATAAATCGCTCTCTAAGGCTCCAGGACGATGACGTAGCTGGTGCATCACCTACGATGGAACTTCCCCTTAAAGACGACAGGAAGGGCAAATTACTAGGGTTCCACGCTACTACTGGCGAACCTATCACTGCTGTTACTTTAGATGCTGGAGAATTCGTAAAGAAAGCTGGCGATACCATGACCGGAACCCTAAACATGGGGTCGAATAAGGTTACATCTTCTGCAACACCTAGTGCTACATCTGACCTGACTAACAAGCAATACGTTGATGCTGCTGTGGCTGGTGTTCCGCAGGGTGATATTACTGCTGTTACTGCTGGTACAGGTATGACTGGTGGTGGTACTACTGGTGACGTTACTCTAAACGTAATAGGTGGCACAGGCATTACAGCTAATGCTGATGACATATCTGTTGAGAATACTGTCGTGTTAACCACTGGAGTGCAAACATTAAGCAATAAAATATTGTCTTCCATTAGGGTGGGTGCTGGGGCTGTTGAGGTAGATATTATCCGCGATGAAGATGACATGTCCTCTGATGACCCGGATGCACTAGCTACTCAACAATCTATCAAGGCGTATGTTGACTCTCAGGCTGGAGGCGACATTACAGCGGTTACAGCAGGAGCAGGTTTAACCGGGGGCGGGACATCTGGTGATGTAACCCTTAACGCTGTCGGTGGTACAGGGATTACTGTTAACGCTGATGACATCCAGGTCACTGACAATGGTATTGGCGCACTACAATTAAATGTATCTGGGAATGGTACTAGCGGCCAGCTACTTGCATCTGATGGTGATGGCACATTCTCTTGGCAGACGGGTGGATCAGGTGGCAATGAAACACTAGCTCAGACCCTGGCACTTGGCAACACTACAGGTGGCACAGACCTATCTGTATCGAGTGGCGATAACATTGTTGTGGCTGCTAACTCTACTGTTGATGGCCGCGATGTATCAGTCGATGGAGCCAAGTTAGACCTAATCAATCAGGGCGTGGCTACTACTGACAGCCCTACATTTGTCAAAGTAACTATCAATGATGAAATCGTATTGCGCGGGGCTGATGCCTATGATGGCTTGCTGCAAAAGAATGCCTCTACAGGCCGCAACGAAATGCAGATTTACAGCAACCGTGACGCTAACGGGACTGGTTCCAAAGGTTCTGGAATGCACCTGTATGGAAACTACGACAATGAGCATGCAGGAAACATAGCCTTAATCACGGGGCAAAACGATTCCGGTACTGCCAGAATGATTGTGTCTGGCGGGTCTGCTAACTCGTCTAATCCTGCCCATCGCACCAACACAGATACCCGCGTCACTATCGGTAATGACATTTGGGATTTTGTTGATGATCAAGATGACACCGCGCTATTAAACCTAAAGAATCCAATAGGCCGCCCTGCTATCTGTATATCTGGTGCAAGCTCTACCGAGGGCGACATAACTGTGCCTACTGGTGAAGCATTGGGTATAGGTCACTGGAGTGGCACAGCGTTTACTAATCGAATCAGCATGAATTCATCTGGACAAGTGGGCATAGGGACTAGTTCGCCCTCTCAGGCGCTAACAGTAAATGGCACAGATGCAAGGATTTACCTAACTGGTGCAAACACTGATATTAATATGGATGATTCCGCTAACGGCCAGCTTCACCTTGATGGTAATGGCTATGGATTTGGTGTTGCGCTGAATGGTACTGGCGCTCATTTATACACAAACTCTGTAACCCGTAGCGTAATATTTGGCGTTCATGAAACCGAAGTTGCGCGTGTTGCTTCCACTAATTATTCAGTAGGCACGACTACCGCAGCAACATCACTGGGGACATCTACAAGCAGCAGTGATACTGGCGTTTCTATGTCTACCACTGGCCGCCTCTCTGTTGCCAATAACAACTCGTACCCTTTAGCGTTGAACCGTTATACATCTGAAGGCTCACTAATACAGCTTAATGAGGCTGGTGTTACCCGTGGCGCTATTGGTATTAAAACCAACGAGATTTTTATAGCTGACTCTGTTGCTGGTCTACGCATGTCAGGTAATGGCACTAACAATGTTATTCCCTGTACCAGTGCTGGTGTTGGCACAAATGGCGTTACAGACCTTGGCGGCAATAGTAATCGGTTTGAGGATGTCTATGCTTCAGGCACTATTTACGATTCAGACAGAAACTTAAAACAAGACATTGAAGAACTGTCAGAAGCTGAGTTGCGTGTTGCAACAGCCTGTAAAGGGTTAATTCGCAAGTATCGCTGGATTAAAAGAGTAGAGGAAAAAGGTGAAGATGCTCGTATCCATGTCGGCATCATTGCACAGGAACTTCGTGATGCCTTCACTGCTGAAGGTTTAGACGCTGGCCGCTATGGTATGTTTATCAGTAATACATGGTGGGAAACTAATGAGGAAGTGGCGGCAGTAGAAGCGGTTGATGCCGTGTATGAAACTCAGACAGATGAAGAGGGCAACGAAACTCAGGTGCTAATTTCAGAAGCTGTTGAGGCGCAAGAAGCATACATAGATAGAATTATATATGACACTGCGGAAGAAGCCCCAGAAGGAGCCACAGAAGTTACGCAACTAGGTGTCCGTTACACTCAGCTACTCGCCTTTATTATAGCGGCTTTGTAAGATGATTGATCCAGTCACAGCAATGTCGGTAGCCGTAAATGCGTTTGGTACTATCAAGCGTATGGTGTCTGCTGGCAAAGAAGT